AATAAAAGTTCTGTCGCCAATGGTGATGACTTCGGCTGGTGTCTCGACGACTCGTAGGTCAGGCCATTTGTCGAGCGCCAGACGAAAGCGTGTCGGGACGTCTACATAGTCGCCCAAGTTCATTTAAAAGCTCCTAAGCAACAAGCGAAAAGCACTACAAACGCCATGATAATAAAATAGTCGCCTAGTCTCATTTAAAGCCGCCAAGTCTCATAGCAACAATGGTGTCTTGTGATGTCTTGGTCATGTTGCTGAGATAAATACCGTGTTCTTCGGCGGTGTACGCCAACTCGTAAAGGCATTTGCGGAGCTGGTCTATATCTGATCTCATTTGTTCTATCTGCCAGGCTGCCGCTTTCATAGCGATATCGGCTTTGCTGATCGCTGCCGATAATTCTTGCATTTGGTCATTCATGTCGGGTTCCTTTCGGGTTGTCGGGTATTGGTGAACATATCACGCCGGTACAGCACAAAGCCACGATCGTTTCAATTCTTGCCTTCGGCGTTCTGTCGTGCCAGCCCAAATGCCCGTTAACTGTTTCTCGCCGAAGGACATCGCATACACAAAGCAGTCGCTGTACACAGGGCAGGCGTCGCATATCGGTTTAATGATCTCAAGGTTCTTTTTGCTGTCTCGAGGATTCGTCGGGAAGAATAAGACTGTAGGTGTGTCGTGACAGTTGGCGAAGTCTTGCCAAGCGGGACGGTCGCCTAACATTTGATCGCCCAGGGCGTCCAGCCACATTGGTTATTAGCCTCTCGGCCCGAGTACAACAGCCAAGCAAACCTCAAATTGGCGGTTGGGTCTTTCATGTCCTCATGGGTCCAGCCTAGATCGTCCAGCCATTTAGTGTGTATTTCGTTGATCTGAAGCAAACCGTGATCAGGTCCTGAGTCTGCGTCAGCTGTACAACGGGACTCACGCCACATAATTCGGTCAAGGGTTTTAAGGATTACAGGGTTATCGGGCCAACCCTGGCTAATCGCCAAAGGTAGCCAAACGCCACATTTGTAAGAGGCAAAAGCGTCTACGACAGCAACAGTCGTTTCAGGCAAGGGAGGCGCTGTAGAGGCGTTTAAAGCGTCTATACGGTCAATCTGTTGCTCAGGGCTGAGTATCTCAACAGTGTTGTAGGCAGGTACGGCTAGCGGAGCGTTGTCAACGGGCGGGGAACCGCCGCCATACGCCACCGCTAACCCTGTAAAGGTCAAAGCCAAAGCCATCAGAAATTTGTACGGGTTCATTTTGTCTCCTAGTCGGGTTAGGTCGGGATATGTCTACCGAAAGGGTGACGTCAAGTCAAGGACCCTTCATTATTGTCTCAAAGGCGTGTCGCACGATGTCAGGGTGATCTGCCAATAATGGCGATATCTCAACGTGGACCCAAGTGCCGCCTTTACTGCCGATCGTGTTCTTTTCGTACACAAGCCAAGCGTCACGGCTCGAGCGGTACCCGGCACCAAAGCCAAACTTTGACGGCTTGTAAGTGTTGGCGTAGTCATGTATTTCTTCTATGCCGAGAATGTCTCTGTGCTTAAAGAGAAAGTCAATGAGCTGGTAACGCTGCTTAACCGTGCCGCTAAGGTCAAACGCCCGCCAAGTGCTATGCACAGAGAGCACAGGTGTTTTAGACGGACTGCCTTTTACAGGACGGTTAGCGTAAATACCAAGACTGGTCACACCAAACAGGTAGCAGCAATAGTCCTTAAATACTGTGGTGCCTTCTCGAGGCTGCGGGTGCGGCCCGTCTTTGTTCCCCGTGTAGGGCCTAATGGTCATTTGCGTCCAAAGATAGGCGGTACGTTTTCACCATTTTTGGGGCGTATGGAATTTCCGACGCTGTACCCGACAATAGTGCCAAGGATTCCTGTGCCAGCTGACTGGTCTATTTTGCCGATAGCCATCAGTACTGTAATGCACACCATTGCCATTAAAACAATGAGCGCTTTAGGCGGGTTGGTGATGTTCATCAGGCACTTATTTCTAGAAGGGTGATCGTTGACTGAGGTATGGAACTTAACTGCACTGCTACTAATGCTGAAGCATTAAAGTTTGCAAACTGTGTCTTGTATGTTGTCGCAGCTGTTGTCGCTGGTGAATCAAGAAAAACGGTAGAAAAATTCCCGACGTTTTCCAATGCCGTGTTTGTGTATAACCCAACATAAACAAACTGTTGAATAGTTGTAGCGCCGCGAACTAAATACAGATTTATAGCGTTTTGACTATTGGCAGGAGTTTTTTCACAACCTGCTTGATTGACCATAACAAGTATTTTGCTGGTATTAAACTGCGGCGTAATGGTTGCCGTCAATCCTGTGTCCGCAACAGTAGTCGTTGAGTTTGTGACTGCTGTTGACGTGACGCCTTGGACGACTTGCAAAATACGAAAACCGCCTCTAATCAAATTCATATTTGCCGCAGTCAAAATATCGCCGGCAACGAACGCTGTTGGGAGATTGGTTGGGGTAGCCATAATGTCGTCCTTAGAAAGATAGAAGGTTGTTGTTGAGAGTACCAAAAATAGCGTTGTTAAGTGTCAAATACTGGTTGCCGTCGGTGGCTTCAAAGGTGTAGCTGATGATGTGGTTGCCGGGCGTAATGCTGTGGCTGATACCCGAAATAATCAAAGTTTGGGAATCTGTCAAAGGTGTACCTGTGACAAAGTTCTTTTGCACTGTCGTCACATTGGTTAAGTCAAGGCTAAACAGCAGGTTTTGGTTAGCAGTTGATAGCGCTGCCATCTGTGTAGACAGGCCCGTGTAACGTAAAACGGGGTCTTTGTATTTGCCTAAAAGATAGTTGCCTAAAGCGGCGACTTCGGCGGTAGTTGAGTTAAGTAGATCAAGTAAGGCGTATTGTTGAGCCTGATAAAGGGCGATTGAAGCGCTGTTGCTGGTTGACTGTACGGCCCCAGCTGGCGACTGGGTGACAATAAAGTTGTATAGCAGTTCGTCGCCAAACTGGTTGATTAACGTCTGATATGGGATAGCTGTACCTGTCGTGTTAAAAGTTGCTGAGGCGACAGGGTTAAGGACGCTCGACCGACCTTTAAAAGTCAGTGTGCCACTAGCAGACATATACAGGTAACCCTGCTCCGACGTGGTGACCAGTTGCAGATAGTTGAGCAAATTTGTGTCTTGGGCGATAGAGAAACTTGCTGAGGCTGCTGTGCCGCCAAGAGTAGATGAGCCTGTACCGATTGACTTGGCTCCCTGATATGCAATCTCGGAGTAAGCCAAAACGGTTGATACTCGAGTGCTAGATAGTTCCGCTGTCGTCGTATGAGCGTTTAACTGTTGGTTGGCTAGGACCGTAAAGTTGTCTGAGCATGAGGCATACATAATGTCTTGGTTTGCCATGTCATAGTCAAGATTCCAGTCTGTTATCAGCCCGGTGTAGATCGGTACGCCATTGGCGTTAATGATTACAGGGCAGCGAGGCAACACAAATGGGTAGTAAATGCTTGCTGTGTTTAACGGGTCAAGAATTCTAGATTCGTTATAGAAAGATATTGTTGCTGTGCCAGCGTTAAATTGGTCTAACTGACGGTTACGGCCTCTAGTAATGTTGACGCTTTGCACAAGGGTTGTCAGATCAGCAAAAGCAAGACCGCCGAGCGTGCCAGTGTTTAATAGGCCGTAAGTAGCGTTGTCTAATTGGAATGGGTTACCGAAGCCTGTTGTCGTTTGGAATCCGACAAGGACTTGAATCGTGGGCGCTGCCATTATGCGGCCGCAAACACTTGCCCGGACGAACGCTCAGCTTTTTGTATAGCAGCAATGATGTCCTGTCCTATTTGAGCGCCTGTGGAGACAAGGCCAGCGTTGACAGTAACATTGACGCCGCCCATACCAGCAGCGCCGCCCACGCCACGATTATTGCTAGACAGGTCTGGCGCTTTCATGCCGCCCATACCTCGATCATTGCTAGACTTGTCGCCGCCCTCGCCACCAATGCCGCTTAAACTAATTTTGTCTACGGTGTCAATGCTGATGCCTGGCACAAAATTCAACGCCCGAATAATTACGTTAATTCCCATAATAAAACCGTTAACCATTGTTTCAACATATTTAAGAATGCCGTTGACAACAAACCTGACAACATCTCGGAAACCTTCAAATTTTTTGTAGGCCTCAACAATTGCAATTCCTAAGAAAACAAAGCCAGCGATCATGGCTACGGCAGGGTTTAACGCCATAGCCGCATTAACTAGAAGGATAGAACCAGCCAAGACGCCCATGCCAACAATTACTGCTGTCAGTAGGCCAGGGTTTTTTTGCGCCCAATCTGCAAATTTTTCTAGGACGGGTTGCAGTTTTTCCATAATTGGCAAGAACGCCATACCAATAGATTCTTTTGTTTCGTCAAACGCTATGCCAAGTTTTTTCATGCCACCGGCAGCGGTGTCGGCGGCCGCTGTGGCTGCGCCACCAAAGTTAGTTTTCAGAACGCCTAGAACCGTGTTTAAGTCTGCGCCTTCGCCAACCAAAGTTTTAAGTTCAGGCGATAATTGCGATAGTGGCCGCATGTTGCCCTCAAAGGCTTTTGCTAAGGCTTCAGTAACAGAACTAAGGTCTTTACCTGTAGCAGCAGAAACGTCTAAAGCAACGTTTAACAGTTCTTGTGCTTTTCTAATGTCGTTAGTCGCAACAATTAACTTTTCAAACGCTGGACGGGCTTCATCGTCGGACACGGCAACAGACTTGCCCAGGCTTTCAATATATTCTTCTACAGCTGCAATCTGTTTATCAGTTGCGCCAGTAGACCTTCTTATTTGTCCAGCAAGCGCTTTTTGTGCAGCCTGATCTTCAATGGCGGCTTTAGTAGCGGAACCGATAACAGCGACGACAGCACCCAAAGCTGCAGCGGCAGGGACAGCGGCTTTCTTAATGGCAAATTGGGCACGTTCGCCCGCGGTTTCTAGTTTTTTAAATTCTTTTAACGCCTGCTTAATACCTGTGTCTTTAAATTCTGTAATAAGTGGGATCGTTATGCCAGCCATGATCAGTACCTTAGTTTCTTATTTGTTTTCTCGTTCACATAATCCACCAGCTCGGCAAGATTCTTTGTGACTTCATCTTCTTTGCTTTCAGCAGCAGGCCACATAGTTCGGGACGCTTGAGCGAAAAGGTCTAACTGTCGTGACAACCTATTTGGGTTTTTGCGTCCAGCAATGTCAAAAACGGCAGGTGCAATTTCTCGTTGAGTTACAGTCAAAAAGGCTGTCTTGCTAGGGCGTACTTGTACCTTGACGCCTTTAACCGCTTTGCTTTGCGACCAGCCAGGGACAACTCGACCTTTCTTTTTGCCCCAAGGACGTGCCAAACCAGACAAAGGTGCAAAACCGTTACGACTAGACGCCTCATTCAGTCGGGCCTGAGCGTCATTAACTATGGGGTCAACAGCAAACTTGGCTTTAGACCGAAACTCTTTAAAGATTGCAGGCTCAGTCTTTTTAAGCAGCTGTACGGTGTCTCGTATCCCAATGACTTCTACGTTGGTTTGTACGCCCGACATGCCTATTTCCTCTGGTCATTCATTATCTTAAAGACTGTAGCAAGGTCGTTATGCTCAAAAGGTATGTTTGGCGGCCAGTAGCCAGTTTCCACTAGCAGGACGGCTAAGGCGTAGCTGTAGTGGCCTCTGCGAAAGGGGTATCGGCCTCAGTGTCAACTACTTCAAGCAGCAACAGTTTCTTTATGAAGTCGTCTAGGACTATCGGTACAACAACGCCGTTTTGCTGTAACGCAGTGTGAGCCATAAAAGCAAGATCTTCCATGCCGATACCGTTGGCGATGTTGCTGGCTTTAGTTTTAAACTTGCGTTCCCAAGCAACGATAGTGAAAAC